CACACATCTTGCACGCTGCTACAAAAACGCCTGCCTCGATAAGCCCGGCAAGCTGGCGCAGTTTGAAGATTTGGTTTTCGGTGCTAATAAGCGCGTACTACCGAAGATGCTGATTCGGGCAGCGACAGAAGATCCCGGCCCCAAGGTTATGGACGCAGCCGGCGATATCGTGGCCATTAACGAACTTCCCGAGCAGCACCCCGCGGTGCAGTATCTTGTCAGTCGTGGTTTTGATATCAAGGAACTCGCGAACGATTTCAATATCGGGGTGTGTACGTCGCCATCGAGCATTCGTTACAGCATGATGCGCGGTCGGATTTACATTCCTATCTATTTCCACAAGCAGCTGGTTGGTTGGCAGGGTCGTGTTGTGGGAAACACTGTGTACGGCAGCAAGTATTACAACGCTCCCGGCACGCCCAAGAGCCAGCTGTTATACAACTACGACTCGGCTGTAAATCAGCCTGTAGCTGTTGTAGTTGAAGGTGTTCCTAGCGTCTGGCGTTTGGGCGCCGCGGCTGTGTGCATCTTTGGTAAGACGATGTCAGCGTGGCAACAGACGACTTTGGCCACATCGTGGGTGGGTAAGCCAGTGTTTATCGTGCTTGACCACGACGCTCAAGCCGAGCTGGAGAACACTGTCCATATGTTGTGTCAGCGCGGCGTCAACGTAGTGCCTGTGTTCTTGCCAGACGCTCGTGATCCTGCGGACTATTCACGGCCTGAGCTATTTGAGATTCTGGCCGCGGCTGCTGATGCGGTTGACGTTCAAGCAGACCTGTCTTTTTTAAAGTGAGGATTTATGTCAGTCGGGTTGTCGTTGGATCATCGGTTAACGCAAGCGCTGTATGACCCTGATAGCGAGGCATTCACCGCAGCGTGTTACCAGTTCATTCCATTGACTGCGCCCGGCATGCCCCCCGCCGGCGCAGATTTCATCGCGCACGCCACTGCTCTTGGTGACAGCATTGACGTGGCAGAAGCGAAGAAGAAGAAAACAGTGCCTGTGGGGGAGAAGTTATCTGCGCTGTATCGTGCAGCGCTTTATGATCCCAAGTTCTTCATGCCGGCGGCGTTCAAAACTATTACGCCTGTACTGAAATTGTTGCCGGGCCATAAATGGGGCGGCTATCACCAGCATGTTTCTGTGTTCGGCCCGCGCGAGAAATGCCGTGTGATGGTAGTCGGCAAGTTTGTTGGAAAGTACGAGCTAGAGCGTAGAAATTTTACAGCTGGCCCCGGCATGACTCTGTTAGCGCAGCTGCTAAACGAAAACGGCATTCCGCCCGAGCAGTTTGCAACATGGTACGTAACGGCGGCTTGTAAATTTGCTCCTCACTCTGAAGAAGTGACAGCTCTTCCGGCGTTGTGGTTTAAGGACTGCGCAATTCTGTTAGAGCAGGAAATTCGTATTGTGCAGCCTGACTTCATTCTCTGTCTGGGTAATGAAGCTACTAAAGCCGTCATGAAGACAACCGGGAACGTATCCGGGCTGGCTGGGCGTGTAATGCCGATGGAAGTCTTTGACTTGCACGGAAATAAGCGTGAGATTAAGGTCATGTCGGTCATGCACCCGTCTTACGTCTCTATCAAACCAGAAGTCACGGATGATTTTGTTGGTCAACTCAATCGGTTTAAAGCGATGTTGGCTGATGAGGTTCACACGGAAGAACAGGTAGATCATGCCGCAATTTACACCGAAGAAGCGCTGGCCGAAACCGTGGACGCTATGCTTGGTGATCAAGATCCCAACGCAAATATCATCGCGATTGACTGCGAATGGCATGGGGATTACCCGACTGAGCCGGGTGCATATTTACGTACGGTGCAGATTTCCAACAAGGATAAGTGGGCGCGCACGATCGTATTGCGGCATGAAGGCGGCGCAGAAGCGTTTATGCCTAGCCTCGACGCCGCACGATCGCAACTTTCGCGCCTTCTTAAATCTACCAACAGTCGAAGCGTACGGGTGGGTGGGCATTTTTTCCGTGCTGACCTTCCGTGGCTCCTTGACTTTGGCGTCGACCTACGTGACGAGTATAAACCCGCTACTGACCCGGAAGATCGGACGCATGGTGGTTGGGACACGAGTCTGATGTATCACGCAGTAAACGAGTGCGCTCGTTACGGCCTCGATCACTGCTCGATGCGGTTTACATCAGCGCCAACGTACTGGGAGTCGCTTGACAAATGGATCAAGCAGTACCGTGAAGAGCACAAGATTAAAGCGTCAGCGCTAGGTGGTTACGGCAACTGCCCGGCTCACGTGCTGCACCCGTACGCCAACTATGACGTTGACGTAACTCGGCGCATCATGATGAAGTTTTACGGGACCAATGGCCGTGACGGCGAGTTGTCCCAAGATACGTTCGGCCACGACTGCTGGCTGCCATATTGGACAGCTCATCAGGCGTCGACGGCGTTTCTGGAAATGGAAATGACCGGGTTAGTCATCGACCGCAACCGCGCCGACGAGCTGACCACGTTGTTCATGAATACGCAGAACAGACTGCTTGCTGAGATCCGCACAGAGCTAAACTGGCCGGCGTTTAATCCAAAGAGTCAGCCGCAGTTAGCCGTGGCGCTATTCGGGCAAGAATTTGGCGCGCGGTATACAAACCCGCCGACAATTCCAGAAGGTGCTATTCTGCTGAACATGAAACCTGTGAAGACAACCGGAAAGCGGCCAATTCTGTGGCCAGACCTGCAGTCCAAGAGTAACGCCGCTACAGCAGTGCCGAGTACAGACAAAGAGAGTCTCGGTATTCTTGGGCATAACAATACGACTGCGGCTAAGATTCGTGACTACAAGTTTACGAGTCAGGTGCTGCAGTCAGTGCTTAGGAAACCGGCGGAAACAGAAGAGGGAGAGTTTGAAGTAGATGACAACGGAAACTTTGCCTACGAGAAGGGCCTTGTCGGCTGTGTTCACGCCGATGGTAAAGTCCGTACTCATCTTTTTCAGACCAAGGAAACTGGGCGTGCTTCTTCATCGCGGCCGCCGCTTCAGAACCTCAGCTCCCGACGAGAAGACGACTACAAACGAATCCTTGGTGCGCAGTATCAGCATCCAGTGCGCTCAATCCTCCGTGTCCCGGAGGGCTGCGTTGGGATTGAAACGGACCTCACTGGTGCGGAGCTGGCGGTCCTCGCGTGGCTAGCGCAGGACAGAGATATGATCGAGCACGTTCGGCGAAACATCCTGCCGGAAGACCACCCCGATCATTATGATATCCACGCCAGACAGGCTGTAAAAACCTTCAACATCCGTGACATCGAGCCGACTAAGAAAGGGCTCGTCAAAGCGGGCAAGAAGGGTTTGCGGGTTGCCGCCAAAAACGTGAACTTCGGCATTCCATACGGTCGTGGCTCTGAAGCCATTGCCCGGCAGTGCAAAGAAGAAGGCGTTGACGTTACAGCTGACGATTGCCAGCAGATGATCAACGCTTACTTTGCGTCTTATCCGGGCACGAAGGATTTCTTAGCCGAGTGTAGGGCACGATCCCAAGACCCGGGTTGGATCGTTGGGCCTTACGGTCGGTATCGTCGGTTCATGCCGTCGAATGAAAAGGCGGTGAAGGGCGAGCAAGAACGGCAAGCCCAGAACTTCCCAATTCAAGGTGGTGTAGCTGATGCTGTCTCCATTGCGCTGTACAACTTCTACAAGTACCGCGAAGAGCACCCTGAGATTGATTACAAGATCGCGCTGCAGATTCATGACGCTATCATGTTAATCGTGCCGCTGGAACATGCTGAGCGCGTGTACAAAGAAGTCGTGCCAAAGTGCATGGTTGAGCAAGTTCCGTTTTATCCGCGGTATCTCGACGGCACACCGATTCCAAATGCCGGGCCGTACTTTTTCGGCGCTGACAGGGACGTGTTTGTGCATTGGGGTGAGAAGCTCAAGCCGGCAGAAATCGAGGCGTTGGGCCTGCATTTTCTGCTGGAAAATTAGGGCTAGACAGCTTGTTTTTGTGTGATAGACTCCGGGAATCAACACGGGCAAACTTGCCCATTACTTAAGAAAGAAAGGTTAATTATGCCACGCTACGAAAGCCAAAATCTGGCCGCAGTGGATCCCGAGTATCGCAAGGCTCATAACATCGGTTCCGGTGGTGCGAGCAATACCAAGAAGCGATACGCATACGGCAAGCAGGGTAATGTGCTTGTCGCCCAAGGCAACGAACTGTTTGCCAACGGCATGTGTCTGCGTTTCCTCCCGCTCTATGAGGAAACCGCCAAGGACGAAGCTGGTAATCGCCAGTTCGTGAATTTCCGCGAAGGTCGCGATAACGTGGCTTTCGGTGACTGGGCACGTCGTATGACTTGCGCACACTGGGTGGGTAACCCGGGTGTGTGTTTTGTTATCCATGACGGTAACCCAAACATTGATCTGTATTCCAGCCCGTACCACGTGCTGCGTAACGCTGCGTACAACAGCAAGGACAATCCCGGCGTTGGTCGGTTGTTCGCTGAGTTGCTGGCAAAACCGAAGGTCATGAAGTCGCATATTGGCAGCTTGACCAAGCCCGAGCAGATTCTGTTCGTGTCAGCCAGCGTTGTGTTCGTCAGCGAAAACGGGCGTGACACGTTGCTGGGTGCGTTCTCTGACGATCAGAAGCGTAACGCGCGTATCATCGGCCTGAAGACCAGCGCTCAACAGGCGCTCTATTCGGCGCTGCGGGTACAGGATCCAACGACGGGTGAATACATGAGCGGCGATATGCTGTCGTTCGGCCCGGCGAAACTGATGACGTTTCTTCCCGAATCGTATGTAACGTCACGGGATCAGCAGAAGGTATTGGCGGTTGGCGAACGTGGCCCTGAAACGTTTGACTGCCCGACACATGCCCGAAGCACCGATCCGCACGCTAAGTACGTTGTCGGTTACCCGCAGTCGCGTAGTGATTACACGCATTACGCTATCATTCACGACAAGTTCTTTAACCACGACATCACGCTCAATGCCTACGCCGATAAGCTGGTGGCCGAGTCGCTGTCGTGGGACGAGTACATGTGGGTTCCGACGTATGAGGAGCAGGCGGAAATGCTGGCAACAGCGTTCCCCCGCGAGGCTCTTGATTACGCTTGGCGTGAACATCCTGAGTACCTGCGGACGATTCCAAAGCACACGGCTACGTTTGAGGGCGCTGGCGTGCCCGTAGACGAGCTGGAAGAGTCTCACATGGCCCCGAGGGCTCCTGCCCCGGCTCCGGCGCGTCCGGCGGCTCCTGCGGCGCACACAGCGCGTCCTGCAGCCCGCCCGGCTCCGACGCCTGATCCTGTAGCCCCGTGGGACATGCCCGAGGCTGAGCTTTCTGCCGACGAGGAAGCTGGTGTTGCGGATATGTTCTCTGCGCCTTCTGCGCCACTTCCGCCGCCGGCCATGCCGGCACAGCCTGCACCGGCTGCTGGTAAAGCTGACTCTGCTGACATTCTGGCTAAGGCGCGTGCGCGTGCTGCCGCCAAGAAGTAGTTCAGTATTCGTTCTCCATGCCGCGGGGCCCACTTCCTGCATAACTGTCGCAAGCGGTTATGAGGGCCCCGCGGTGTGGATTTCATATCTTTACGGAGATAACAATGTCGGCTGATAGCTACACCAACATTTATCACTTGACTAAACACGGCTGGGTTGACGGCGCAAATGGCTGTTATTTATCCGCGGCAGATGAGGCCGCAGTTTTACCGCCGGTCGGCCGGCTAGTTACGTTGCGGTATAGAGAATTTACACCGTATATCAAAACTAGTTACGCGTGTACCGTTGATTACGTCACAGATCGGTATTTTGATTTGTTGCGCGCAGTTGTCACGTACGGGGTCTATCCGCCGGCGATGCAAGATGAAGCTGAAAAGTACGAACATGACGCGTACCTGATCAAGTTCTTTCCCGGTCCGTTCGCCAAAAATAAAGTTGAAACTGTATAGCCACACTCAGAGAAAAAAATTATGGGCAGGAAACGTAAGGAAACAAACGAATCAGTTGATATCCACGCCCGCAACGGCGAGCACCCGATGTTTACGGAAGTGCTCAAAGCTGCCGCAGAGGATAACGATCCGCTGATCGGCCTGCCGCTGCCGTCATTAGCGGCACGCTATCTGTTGCAGGCGAACATCTTCCCGCTGAGTCGGTTCACCCAGCTCCGCGGCGAGTTCAGCGCCGGCAAGTCTGCGTTCCTGATTGAGATCATGCGCTGGTTCCATGTCTATGGCGGCGGTGCGATCATGATCGACACAGAGAACAAGGGCAGCCCGACGATGATGTCTGGCTTGTTCGGGCACAACCAGCAGTACATGGCCCGCACGAAGGTCACGACGGCTGCGAGTGTGGAAGAGTGGCAGAAGAAGTACATGGGCTTCTGCCAAGCGATTCATAAGCAGATTGATGCGGAGAATGCCCCTGAGCGGGTTATTCCTATTTGTATCGGCGTGGACTCGATCTCGGCCGTCGAGGTTGATCGCCGCGTTGAGAAGGTGGCTGACGAGGGTCATGCTGCCGCTGGCCATCCGTATCTGGCCCGTAACTTGTCTGACTTTATGCGTACGGCACTGGTGCCCACACTGCGGCACTATCCCATCGCGCTGGTGGCCACGAATCATCTCAAGGAGGAAATTAACTCTATGGGATTTGGCCCGCCCAAGAAGTACGCTCCGGGCGGCGCCTCGCTTGACTATTACCCGACCTTAATTCTGGACATGTCCAAGGCATCAGCCAAGAACATCACCGGTGGTCGGTATGAGGGCCAGTCAGTGCGTATCTCGGCGACCAAGAACAACCTTGGCGCTCCGGGTCGCAAGATCGTTGTTAACCTCATGTGGTACAACGACATCGTTGCCGGCCGGGACGCTAATGGCGACGAGACGTACACTAACAAGCAGTACCATTACTGGGACTGGCACACAGCCACGATCCGGCTATTGCTGGACTTGCAGGCCGCGGACCGAAAGCCGCAGCCGGGCACTGATCCTAAGCTGCCGGCGCTTCTCCGGCAGGTGTGCGATCTGGAATACAAGCACGGCACCAAGAATGCTGAGGTGCCGCTGGTGTATTCCACGGCTCTAGGCATCTCCAAGCAGGAAGCGCTGTCAGAGGTTGAAGCGTCGATGGCGTTGGAGAGCAACAAGAAGGTCATGGGTCTGCTTCACGGTCTGCTGGGCGTGAATGAGTATCCCGTCTGTGACCCGGCGCGTAGGTTCCGTGAGCAGGTTATGGCCGAGCTGCAGAAGAACGCCATGACCGACGTTCCCGAGCTGATGGCGGCGTCGAGCGCTGTCAGCGAGATCATCCCGACCGATTTTGACCCACTAGGACAAGTTGACTGATGACAACTGAAACAAACGAAGAATCTAACGTTCCTATGATGGCGTGTTTTGGCGGGCCGTTGCACGGTCAAAACGTGCCGGCCGACGAGCCAGATGAAGAAACCACGGCAAAGTTATATCCAGATCTTTATTACGAGCACGGCATTGGGTTTTACAAAAAGGTGCAAAACGAATCCGGCGGGGATGTCTGCCACTGGTATGTCGCGCTGACTTATCCAAACCCGGAAGTGGCTAACCAGTCACTTACGGCGTTTACCTATCGCGGTATTCTGACGGAGAATGCCGCAGATCACATCAAGTTTGAAATGACGGCTGACAAGGCGCCTGATTTCTCATAAACAAGGTGTATTATGCCTAAAGCTACTTTGTCATTTGACTTGCCTGAAGAACAGGCTGAATTTACGGCGGCTGTTGAGGGGCAAGCCGCGCGTAGTTTGATCTGGGAGATTGACCAGCACTGTCGTGGGCTGATCAAGCACGGCAATCTGCCCGAAGAGATTGACCGGCACTTGCAGGAAATACGTGACGTAATCCGTAACTCACACGGCATCACGATTGAGTAACACATGGACCGCGATCAATTCTTTGGCGAGCTGTTTAATGAAAACAGCGCCAATGCCGATGCGATTAGAGAGCAGCGGCAGTTGGCGTATGAAGAGCGCACTATCAAGCGCGTGTTTACGGAGTGCGGGGCAAAACGCACAGCATGGGGAAGATTAGTAAATGAATGCCGGCATATCACCGGGCATCAGAATCTGAACTTTAACTGGTTCAATTCGACATATCGTCATTTCCCGGGCGTGTTGTGCGGTAGAAGAATTCCGCGGCTACATGAGCTGACAATGCTGGACATCTTCAAGAATCCGGGTAAAGTCAAGAACCGGTTAGCCGCCGCTGTAGCTACCAACCTACACCGGCAGGGGGTCAATTCTTCTCATCCGTTTGTGTTTGTGTTCCCCGTCGTGAAGACCATGTTCTGCGCCCACAACATCGACACCGAAACCGGGGATCACTCCCGTGTTCAGTGGCGGGCATCGTTTCGGCCAGCGAACAACACCGTGCTGTTCATTGAGCCGACAATCTCTCTGTTTCAGACTATTGGCCCAGAGTGGTGCGCGGAGTAATGCTGTGGCGCGGGCTATGCATAATGCCGGAAGTCTCTTTGCGCCCGTGTCGGCGTTTGCGTTTACAGCAACGCAGTTCGAAGACTGCAAAGAGTTTCTAGCCACCCGAGCTGCCAACACTGAGATCGTTCCCGTGGTGGACGAAGCGCAGCTGGCCATGACGGCTGATGGCAGACTGCGCGAGACTGGTTACAGGTTCAACGCTATTGGTTTTGCAGCGTTGGCCGGCACGCTAGCTACTGGGCTAAACGGCTTGTTCACCGAGCTGTCTGGCGAAAGCATGCGGGGCATGGAGCTAGAAGAGCGGGCGACAGACATCGCCGCAGCTGTGAACATATACAACATCACGCTGCGGGTCCGGTTTGAGGCGTTGCGTGAGCGCAGTCTGCTAGTTAATCACAAAGAGCAGGCGGTGGAGGGTTTTTTGGGCCTCGATCACCGCCTGCTCGAAAACAGCACGTTTCTGAATATCGTGACGAACGAGCTGTTCGATAAGCAGCCAAACGCCGAGTTCTCGCGGGCAGAGCTGGTGGGGCGAGCCTTACGGCTTTACTTCATCAACCCGGCTACACGGCGTACTGATATCTATTCAGACCCGCGGCACACGTTCGCGTCTGGCTGGTGTTTTTCTAACCGAGAAGACGTGGGCAATGCCATTCACGCCTCGACGTGCATCTACACGCGATTTGGCATAGCTGTAGAGCCTCCGCACGCTGCGGCCAGATTAGCGCACATGGGCGCTGACCTGTCTGGGCGCACGGCGATTTTGATATCTAGGGCGGCAGAGAAAGAGATCGACATGAATCTGGTGGCAAAGCAGATTCACCGGTTGGCGCATATCCAGCTGGGTTTCTCTGACGACAAGACCACCAATGACGCGGCACATGCTTCTTGGGCAACAACCTTGATGAAATTCAAGATTGCCAAAGAAGAGGCTAAACGTGTGCTGAAGAATGCAGCCATGGTTGGTTCTGATCTGGCCCCTAGAGATCCGCTCGACGCCTACGCGAAAGAGACGCTAGGTTCTCGAAGCGGCTACGACTTGTTTTGTTCGCTCTTGCGGTGTTCAAAGAATCAGTATCACGGCGTGCGTGATGTGCTTCAAACGACCGCAATGAAGTTATTGATACCACCGGTAAAAACCGAAAAACGTAAGTAGGTTTAGGCCATTTATTTATGGAGGAATGCAATGGGTAGGAAATCAAAGGCGGCTTTGGCATTACAGGCGGAGATTGTGGACAACAGTCAGCAGCAGCTGATTCGCCACGAAAATCTGACGCCGGCTTTGCAGGAGATCGTCTCTGAGATTGACAATTTGTTCGGTGACATTCAGGTGGCCAGCCTGACGGCGTACTGGCGCGTGGGTCACCGAATCTCCGAGGTCAAAAACAACCCGGAGCGGTACCTGACGGCGCAGCAGCAATCGTCTCATGTGGACGGGGCGTCGTTGCTGGTGTCGATTTTCGCGCCGGTGTACACGTCCGAGCAGCTGCGCGGTGCCGTGAACTTCTTTGAGAAGTATCCCACCGAGGGCGAGATCACGCGGCTGCTGAGTCTGCGGTGCCCCGATAGGCCGCGGTGGCGTCTGACAACGTCTCACGTACAGCTGCTGGCTCAGATCACCGACGAGTCGCAGCGTACGACGATTGAAGAGAAGTGTGCCGAAGAGGCATACACAGCCCGAGCTTTGGCGACAGAGCTGCAGGAGCTGCGCGGTAAGCAGAAGAACAGTGGCAGGACACACAGGGCGCCGAAGGGCCTGAAGCAGCAGATTCATGACTTGCTGCAGCATCAGCGCCGGTTTATCGCCCGGTCGGAAAATCTGTGGCTAACCGAGAACAAGGACAACATCTATGACGACATCGTGAACGCGTCGCCGACGAGGTTGGACGAGACAGTGCGGGGTTACTTGATCGAGATCGTTGAAAATTTCGACAAGCTGGGTGATCTGATTTCCGATCACGTTGGCATGTGTCGTAAGGTCAACCAAGAACTGGATCGTCGTGAAGAGAGCGACGAAGAAGTGGATGAAGCCCCGACTCAGCGTAAGAAGACGCGTTCAAATATCACAAGGTGAAAGGCGACAACATGTTTTCTGTGAGGAATGTCCCCGTGGTAATCGAGCCCGGGGTTGGATGTCTTGAGTCGGAGTTTGCGGTTGTCGACGAAAAGTTGGGCGACCGTATGTTTCCGGTTCAATTGCAGCGAGTGAACTTAGATAAAACAACTATTGAGCAGCTACCGTTTATTCCGTCGACAAAGTTTCCGCACGTGTTTTCTCTGCTGGAAGATTTAGACAAATCTTCGGTTCTTATTATCTACGATTTTCTTGGTCGGCTGACGACAGTGTATACGCGAAACAACACTAACAAGTCTTGGGAGAAAAACGATGTTGCAGCGGAACATGCTGGTAAGACAGTTACGCAGTTTTCAGTGCGATTTAATTTTAGCGCAGCCAAAGATCGCACGAAGTTCGTAGAGCTGATTAACAAAGCTGTGAAGGATGTAACTAATGGTGACACGCCTGATATGAATGAGGTCGTGAAAGCCCTTAATTTCCTAGCGCGCTCTCGCACAGCCCCGGTTATACTTCCGGTCGCCGTGGCGAGATCGCAACGCAGCAACGTAAAGCTGTAACCAAAAATTGCCTGCCGGACGGAGCCGACTATGGCGGATGGACCCGCTGATGTCTGTGTGTGCGTATTGTTTTACGGGCACGACGACTATTGCTTTAAACTTGCGCAGCGGGTGTTAAACGACCCAATGCGCAAGCTGGCCGAGCAGAACGTTGAATTTCGCTTCGGTTGTAACGCCGTCGGTGATAGGACCCGGCAGTTCGTTCGAGAGCAAATAGGCCGTCATTTCCGGCAGGCAGTTTTGGTTGACTCGCCGCACAACATGCATAAATATCCGTTGATGCGGCGTCTATTTCTGGCGCAACCTATGACGGCGCCGGTGACCATGTGGTTCGACGATGATTCTTGTCTGGCCCCGGATAATGAGCCCGACAAGTGGTTGCCACGGCTCAAAAAACAGTTAGACTGCTGCAGCTTGGCTGGCTCCGTCTATAAGACACGGCTGGCCGGTAATCAGCCTGACTGGATTAAAGCGCAGCCATGGTACAACGGCAAAGAACCGCAGCCATATGTGCAGTTTGTGTCCGGCAGCTGGTGGGCGATTCGGTCGTCTGTTCTTCAGCAGTTCGACTGGCCCGCGGTAAACTTTCGGCATCGCGGTGTCGACGTCATGCTGGGCGAACTGTGTAGACAACAGGACTTGGCTATCTGTCATTTTCGTGACGGCGTTTGGATCAATGCAAACGATTCTGGTGTAGAAGCTGCTGCGTCAAAACGCGGTAACGACGAAAAACCAATAGGGTTTTATCATCCAAATGAAACTGATAGTTGAGCAACTCGACATGCTTAAGACGAAAGAGCGTTGGCCGGCAGACATGCCGTTTGAGCCAGCAATCGTTAAGAAGCGCACAAAACTTGGCGCGTTAAACTGGCAGATTTTGTCGGCGCCATTTGTTTCTGAAACACCACCGCAGTGGTCGAATGCCGGCGCTGATGAGTACATTCGTGTTCCGTTGTTTTCGTATACGTTAAATCCGTCTGCGGATTTGGCGTTAGCTTTTCCTCTGCATGTGGGGCTGTCCTGCGCCGCATATTTGCCGCAAGGAATTACGCACTTATATGTGGCGACGGGCAACCCAGTTGAACTTTTGTACGATTCTGATACAGATATCAATACCGGGTTACGGTATTGGTTTGGTTTTGCAGTAGTCACAGCCTAAAGGAGTAAATTATGGCGCAACCGACAGTTGTAGACGCGATTAAGACAGAAGCCCCATCCAGCATCAACGTACCTGTTCGGCTTGATGCTTCTGCACTGGCAAAAGCGCTACAAGCCACGCAGACGCAGACTGAAGTCCGCGTAAACGCTGGTGAGCTGATCAAGAACTCAGCGGTAAAAATTGAAGAGATGTACACGCGGTTCGAGGCATTGAAAGCTCTTACCAACGAACTAAACGGCAAGTCTTTCAATGATCCGCTGCCGCCATCGCTCAAGATTTCTGAGATTGTTTTCAAGTTTCAAACAGTCAAGGACGGCGTCGATGGCGCTACGGCCGAGGCTGTAGTTAAAAATGTCATCTGTGTTGGCGATATCGCTAACCTCTTGTCCGGCGAGCTTGGGTCTATTATTGGTCAGCTTGAGCAAGAAGCAGCGGCTGTCAAGAACATCGCTACGTTGACAGAGGAGACGAGCAGCAAGGCTAAGGCAGCGTGGGAAGCTAATAACCCGACGCGTAAGTTCACAGCGGCCGCACCGGAAGCCACGGAGCAGCAGGGCGAAAATGCATCAAGCAGCGTTTAGCTACCAGAGAGTTAAAGCCCGCCGCGACAAGCTGTTTACCCGCGCACTCCGTCCATATATTGACGCGCATATTGTCGGCACAATTGTCTACGATATGAGTAAAGATATCATGGCGGAGATGCCGGAAACAGCTGTGCGAACGGCTGTGTTTGATTCTGTTCGCGCGCTGGCCGGCACGATATTGACAAGCTCGGCGGCGAAGTCGCTGGCGTGGCGGTTGGCCGGCAATGTTGACAAGCTTATCGACGGGTTGCCGGTTCTGCCGTGGACGCGACAAATCGCCGACGAGCAAGTACCTGTTTGCGTCGAAAGCGTGCAACCGTATTTCCGTAAGAATAACTCCGGGCATCTATTGTTTTGTCGGGCGCTTGCTGGCACACCGTGCCCGATGGGTTTTACGCAGTTTCTGTCTGACGGTAATTGCCGGGCTATTTCGCGCTCATTGGGGTTCTCGGCGCCGTGGGGTCAGTATCCCTATACGACGCCGATGCACTTTGTGAATCTGCTTTTCTTTGCGCATATCGACGCCGGGCGTAGTGGCGAAACGCCATATTTTTCGCGGGTCAGCGCCACCGGCAGCATGATTAAAGCCAATCGTGGTCTGCTGGAAGTTCGTTGCCGTGCACAGCCTTGCCCGCAGGGATACGACCATTCGTGCGTGAGTTGTTTCGTTGGCCATGATCTCTGCGAGCATGCCGTGCATCCTAAAACGTACGAATCGCGCTATTGCGAGAACTGCAAGATGAACGGCTTTTTTGATCCAGAAGATAGCGGTCTTATGTGTATACGTTGTCAGCATGTAAGTAGTCACCGCGCAACAGCGCAATAACTATTTCAAAAGAAAGGACTCGTTATGGGCTCAATTGGCTACAGGCAAAAAGGCGATAATGGCCCGATGTATAATCCAGATCGGGACTATGCTTACATCACGCCAACGCTAATGACACGCGCTATTGAAAATCTGGATCTTGCGGCGCTGTCTCCAGAAGCGACCGAGTGGTACGAAAAACACAACATCAAAGAAACCGACGTCGTCAAAATTGCTGAAGCTCTCGCGGCAGCGCAACGAGACTTTGTAAATGCCGCAGATCCTGTGACTAGTTTTGAGCAGGCTCTGGCCCGACGGAACTTTGTGGAATTCAGCTACCCACTGCGGCAGGTATTGTTTGCTGCGATTGGTGAGGTATGCTGCGCCGCTTGGTTCTTGGCTGTACGCGAAGTTTCTGTTATTGGCGAAGAATCACCTGCGCAGACAAATATGGCGAGGTTCTCTTCGGCCGTAAGAGTGTTTGCGGAGGCGACAGGTGCGCCAACGTACGACGCAGATTTTGCAGCGGATCATTTGCGAATGCGCAACGACGTATTGCAGGCAAGACTAAACGTGATGTATAAAGAGCTTGAAGCCACACGCGAAAAGCTTGCAGCCGCACAAATGACGACACAGTCAGTTGCAGCTGTACAACCTAAGACGCTGCTGCAACGAGTTCGAGAAATATTTAGGCCCAGCCGATAGAAAGCAAATAATGCCGAAGTACAGGATGTACAAAGACCCGGATCAGTTCCGGGCCAAGTTGGCAAAGAAGTCAGACGACGCAATCCGGTTTATTGGGCTCGATCTTGGTAGCAACTGCGGCGTAGGTATCTACGACCACATCCCCGGCAAAAAGCTGCTGCAGGAAAAACTGCAGTTGTTCCAGTGGGATCTCTCGCCGCAGGGGCTGGAATCCAAAGCCGCTCGTTTCGTGCGGCTCCGGGCGTTTTTAAACGTCGTGAATCCCGACGTGCTGGGTTACGAAGACGTGAAGTACACGCCGCCGAAAGAGTTCTTCGTTAACAAAAAATTCGGTATTCCGGCTGTACTTTCTCGTGTTGCTACAGCGTCTGAGGTACTGGGCGGCATGAAGGTAACCGTGGCAACATGGGCCGAAGAAGGCAACATGCTATGCAACGGTTTTGCTATCAGTACAATTAAAAAGTTCGCCACCGGTAACGGCAAGGCAAGCAAAGAAGAAATGATTGCCGCGGCCAACAAAAACTTTGGCGCTGCGTTCAATGCCGATAAGTACAAATCTACCGGTATCGATAACGTAGTAGACGCGGCGTTTATTCTGATCCTGCTGATTCAAACAACCAACGCTGGCATCGAGCACGTAAAGAAAAAGTAATAGCGCGGGCGGTATGAAACGGCCAGACACGTTTACTGAAGTAGAGGCGATTACAAGCGCTGACGCTATTCAGGCTATTTCGTGCAGCGAAGCTTTGCGCCGGCGTGAAAAGCCGCTGGTATTGTTCACGCCGGCGCTGTTGTTTACGCACGCTGGGTTTGATCGTGATCCAGTGGTTGAGTTTGATGCGCGGTTCCCCGCCGAGTCACGCGACTTGCGACCGTTCTGTATAGACCTCAAAGGCGACGATGTTTTTTTCCGCGGATTAGGCGTTATGCCACCTCCGGGTAGAGTAACGCCAGTGAATTGGGATAAGCGGATTTATGGTATTGACACCGATAGAAAAGAAGAGTGTTTTTCGTTTCTGGGCGGTATTGCATTCTCGTGCCCAAAAACGCAATTCTTTGCCAGCACGTTTTACTACGAATTGCCTGTCCCAGATCCGACGGCGAAGACACTTGAGTTCTTAAACATAACTGTGTTTGGAGCCCTGACAAACAAAGGTGCCGTACTGCTATCTGGCCGATTTGATAAGCCGCCGATTGTGCGCATGCTCGATTCACAAGCTGCGCAAATTCAAATACCGGGCGCTGTTCGTTCGGCAGAAATTCTTGGTGGTTTTACCGGAGAAGACCCACTTACTATGCGAGACGAATAATGGCAGAAGCGGAAAACAAGGATGTGCCGCAGCCCGGAAATTACTACGCCGCAATTCTTCACGCTGACGGCGCATATACCGTTGAAGAGTTTGACGCGCTGGATAAGCTAGCCACGCGGTTACGCGAGCTTATCGACCGAGACGTATCTGTATTTACGTTCGCTGGTTTACGGCTTCAAATATCTAAACCGCCATTTCGCCACTTGCTTACGCCGTGGGGAAACCTGCCGCTCTATTCGGCACCAGATGCGGAGCTGGAACCAGACGACACAGGATATCTGGGCCTCGACCCGATCCATCTTGAAGACCCGCCGGAGATTAAAACTCCCAAGGTTCCGCGGGCGAGCCAGTCAGATGACTTTTTTCCAGAAGACAACGAGAACGTGATGAACGTTTTTGACAGTATTCTGCCGGATCCTGACAGCTAAATTTTTTGCGTTAACCGGGCATATTTACTGCGACGTACGTTGTGTTGTTCGTCGTGGTAAATATTGCTGCAACCGTAGAGTTGCAAATGGAGGCGCAATGCATGTCTCTGCTTAAAACGTTCAGAGGCCTGTCAGTTAAGAAACAATTTAAGCTTGAGAACGGCATGATCCGTGTCAAGCTTTACGATCTAGATGTTTCACCAGAGGATTGGGATAAGTTTTCTGGTGATAAGTATTTCAGCGGTGAGAATAGGCGCGATATAGCGACAACAACAAACACCTTTTGTGCAGAAGGACAGAAACATGAGACTCAGCGAAATTCAAACCAAGATGGTCCAGCAGTTCGATCGAATCGGCCATCTGGTCGAAGGTCTGGCGGCGGTAAGCTGGCTGCCCGGTGAGGCGCGGACGTTCGACGATCCGATTAGGTACGGGCTCGAAGAAATTCGCCCGTTGGCGGTAATTCTTGAGACGATGGCCGAAGGCGGCCTGACGGTGTCGATTGCGATCAGCCGGCCCTGTAACGGTCGACTGGTGTTTGTCACGCAGGGTAAGTGGGATTTCAGAGCCCCAATTATTCCCGGCGGGCGAATGGCGCAGATGGATCTGAACAAGACGCATCATCGGGTGCTCGCTACGCGGGCTATCGATGCCATGCATAGACTGCTGGATTATGGCTTCGCGTGCAAGCGAGGAGAGGCGCCGGTACTGGCAAAGCCGGCGTGGCCGTCTGTGCTCACGATGCCTAACGGCCGATTTGTTGAGGACTACACACCCGTGCTGGGTGCGCAGGACCGCAACCCGCTCGTGTCTGTGCGAGAGATGACAGTGCGGCTTCCAAACCCGGCGGCTAAGATTCTGGCCCGCCGCGGGCTGGAGTCGTTAGATCAGGCTGAGAAAGATCCGGCGCTGTTTGAGGAGCTGGCGGCCGAGATTCGATCTTCGGCTCCTGACATGGAGTTTTCTGAGTCGGCAGTGTGTGAAGCGCTGTTGAATCCAGAGGCGCCCGTGACGGTCGGTGTGGATATCAAATCCGTGATTGCCGACAAGCCGGCAGACGCGGCACACTATCTCCGCCGGCAGGTGAGCCGCCGAGTGGCCAGCGAGGCTACGGATCAGGAGCTGATCGTTGCGGCGTTGAACCCGGAACAGCCGCTGGTCATGAACCGGCTGTCATCTATCCAGCTCTGCGACATTGCAGACTGGCAGGATATGCCGGCGCCATATACCGGCGCGTTTCTGGCTCCGATTGATTGGACTCCGGCCAATCGGTTCTCGGTGTACGACACCGTAGAAGCAACGGCAGAGGCAATGTAATGCGTTATTTTATTAACCCGAAACAAGATGTGCTGGATTGGCTACTTAAAATAGACGCCATGCCATGTACGTTGCCGACATTCTCAGCAAATGATGGGCTCGGGTTAGTAGTAGCGCATTTAGTTTCAGGGGCTGTGCTGGCAGAGGTTCTGCCAGCGCAGTCGCAGGTGAAAGTCGCCTGCGGCGAAGGGGTACCGCTGGGCCGTTTGTATTTCCAAATCCCGCGGGATCGGTTATACAGTGTCTGCCCGGACCTGAAGCCAGAATCTTTCCGGGGGGACGCAGCGTAAGGCTGCTCCCCCCGTTTTTTTTAGCTATTGGAGCTTTTATGTCGCAGTATGGGGATCCCGCAAAAGAACGTTTGCAGAACGGTCGGTCGATGGCTGACCTTATGCGCGGCGGTCCGCGCGGACTAAAGGGTGTAGTAGTCGCTCCGTCAAATGGTGGCGGCACACCTATTAATTTTAACCCACACGACCGCAGCGCCATTGCTATTAATGTCGAGCCTGACGGCATGAATAGTCAGTTAACACTTGGGCAGATGACAGCGGACCGGGTGACACAGGCTTTGACGTTTGCAAATCAAACAGTAACTGGCAACGACATCGAATCCATAAGGGAGCGCGCAGCCGTGGCATTTGAAGAACTGGCAAAGATATCTAAATCAGGTGTTCAGCGGGTTCCGGCAAAGCAGGCCGCGTTTGCGGCGCCGGCTAAGCCACAGCCCCGCGTTCGTGATGACGACGAAACGCTGGCCATGATTGCCGAGCTGGATGCAGAAGTTGACGCCCTCGAAAGTTATGGCGCGCAGCCGAATCCGTTAATCAAACAGTCTGCCATGCCGCCTATCGAAAAAATCGACAGGAGCTACAGCCCGATGGCGGCGTTTGGCTTGAAAAAGCAACCTACGCAAATGCCGTCGGCGCAGCAGCCAGTTGTAACAAAAACAACACTGGTAGGTCCGCCGCAGAAACTGCTGTACTTCGAAAAAGAGGGTATTGGTACTGTCCCCGCCTTTTTTCACGAAGTGCTTGTAAACGTTGCGCGACAAGATACTGAGAACTTTGAGGAGAGCGGCTTTTTAGTTCTTATTTACGACCTGCGATTTGAGCAAAACGCGGCACGCTGGTTTCCTCCAGCAAATGACCCGTACGGTCGTCCTTGGGCTGTACAGATTAGTGACGATAATCGGTTATACCTTGTTCATACGACCGGATTTCAGTATGTTTATGATAGCCGAGAGTATTGCGTTTTACTCGTCGAGCGGGCTGTCAGAGCGCAACCAACCGAGCAGTAAACATGGAAAAACGCGGCATTATCGAAAGTGGCCTTACGCCCCCGGTAGATACAGATTCGCCAAAACACGATTCGGCAGCTATGCTTTCCGGTAAATCCGCCGCAGAAAAGCAGGCCACAGTCGCCGATTTAGACAACGATTTTCGCAGACGAGCTGCTGAAGCGGCGCGGACGTCAATTAACTAAGCGCAAGAGGCGTCATCGTGTCGTCATTACAACCTTCAGCCGGCATGGGTTATAACACCCTTGGCCGCGGTGCGCAGAGCGACGAGCGGTTCCCGGATCCGTTCTGTGACGTAGCCAGCCTGTCGATGCCTGAGAGCATCCAGTCTGCGCTGCGGTGGTGCGAATACATCATGAATGCCAACGGCCCGTATAGGCAGGCCGTAGATCGCGTAGTGTCGTACTTCATTACCGACGTCGAGATCAAAGACACGGGCGAAAAGACAGTCGGCCGAGAAGAAAAAGAAAAGTTTCGTGTCTTTCTTGAAGACACGTTAAGTATCAAGAATGTGCTGCACACTGTCGCGCTGGACTATCTGACATACGGCAATTCTTTTACCAGCCTGCTGATCCCGTTTCGGCGTTATTTGTCGTGCAAGAAGTGCGGCTTAGAGATGCCGCTTGAGCGGGTTTACAATTCTTCACAGTGCGCTTTCAAGTGGCAGAACTTCGAATTCACCGCGACATGTCCGCACTGCAAAACCAGCGGCATCTGGCGACACATTGATCGGCGCAGCGGCGACTCCGAATCGATGACAGTAAAGAGATGGAGCCCGCACGAAATCGATTTGCTGTGGGATCCGTACACGAACGACGCTTCTTATATCTGGAAGATTCCTGAAGATTACCGCACGCTTATCCGGCAGGGTCACTTACATCATTTAGAGCGCGCCAGCTGGGAAGTCATTCAGGCGATCAAAAACGGTCAGAATCTGATGTTCGACAAGGGCGTCATTTTCCACCTAAAGGAAGATGCGCTTTCCGGCATGCGTAACCGCGGCTGGGGTATCTCACGCATTCTGGTGAACTTCAGGCAGGCGTGGTATGTGCAGATTCTGCACAGATATAACGAAGCTATTGCGCTGGATTATGTTATCCCGTTCCGAGTTATCACGCCGCAACCTCGTGGCGGCGATGCGCAGTCTGGTGACCCCGTACACACAATTAACCTTGCCAGCTTCTCTTCTCGTGTAGCGGCGATGATTCGCGCTCGCCGGTCTGACCCGGCGCGCTGGAACGTATTGCCGTTCCCCGTGAACTATCAGGCTCTTGGCGGTGACGCTACGCAGATGGCGCCCAAAGAGCTGCTAGATCAGGGGCTTGAAACGCTACTGAAATGCATTGGTATGCCCGTAGAGCTGTTCAACGGCACGCTCACGCTTCAAGCTGCCCCGGCGGCTTTGCGGTTGTTCGAGGCGAACTGGAGTCACTTGCCGCATAACCTGAACAGGTTCTTGTCGCAACTTGTAGATGGTGTAGCTAAAGCTATGTCGTGGTCGCCCGTTACGGCCAAATTACAGCGTGTCACACACGCCGACGACCTCAACCGTCAGATGGCCAAGCTGCAACTCATGCAGGGTCAGCAGATTTCCAAGACAACTGGTCTTCAGAGCGTTGGCCTCGATTACGAGGAAGAAACAAAGCGCATGCTGGAAGAGCAGAAGATCTACGCCGAAGAGCAGGCTCGCATGCAGGAAGAGATGGAACAGTCTCAGCAGATGCAGGCTATGAGTCAGGGCCCAGACATGATGATGGGCGCTGGAAACACTGGCGCCAGCGCCACAGGCCAGCCGCAGCAGCCGCAACAAGGCGGTGGCGGCCAGCAGCAGCCGGCACCGGTCGGCCCGCCGCCGAGCCCCGTCGATCAGTTCTTGGCGCAACGACAGAACGCGCCCAATGTTCCGCGCACACCTGAAGATTTGCAAGCTCAAGCCCAGACTATTGCGAATCAGGTGCTCAGCATGCCCGAGCCGCAAAAGGACGCAGAGCTACTCAAGCTCAAGCGTAGCGATCCGACAATGCATGCTCTTGTTACGAGCATGATTGACGATATTCGCCAGCAAGCGCGCTCACAGGGCGGGCAAATGGTAATGGCCCAACAATTCGGCCAAGGTGGCGGAGCACCGCCGCAATAATGCGTGTAGGTATTTACACTCACTACGCGCACTGCGACGAGGCATATTTAGCAATACGTCTCGCTGACTTTTTACGCACTCAGAATGTGGAGTGCAGTATTTACTCAGAAAATCAGCCGGGCAAACTTGGCGTGATTTATGACAATGCGGTGCTGCACAAGAAAAAAACAAAATACACTCACTGGGTAAAAGGGCTATCTACCGTGATCTGGACACGGCCGCCCAAGCTGGAGCAGGTCAATTACGCCAAGCGTTCAGGCTGTCACACGCTGATAGTGCCAATGTGGCAAGAGATGGTACGACCTTTTCGTAAGGTCATGCAGCGTGTAGATCACGTGATAGCCATGAGCGCCGAGTGCCGCGAGCTGTTTACTACGGTCTACAAGTTTAAAAACGTCACACTAATTCCGTTCGACACGGGCTTGCCGGCGATTAAAAAGCGGCAGAACGTCGACCCCAAAAAGGTAAAGATATTTTTACCGTGGTTTGATCGAAATGCCCGATGCGCCAACAGCAATTTTCTCGGGTTTTTGGGGTATCTCATTACGCGCATGCCAGACGCGCAGATCACAGTAGCCGTCTCATCCAGCAAGTTTTCTCCGGCAGTCGCCAAGTTTTTCAAAACGCTTGGGCGCAAAACAGACGGCCGGGTGACTCTTGTCAGAAAAGTACCGCTATTAAAGCGGCTAGCGCTATACACCGAGCACGACCTGACGTTTTATCCGGCGGAATGCGATAATTACGGCTTTTGCGCGCTGACGTCTTTAAGCTGCGGGACGCCGGTCTTGGCGTTCAATCTGTCGCCGCAGACTGACTTTATTCACCCGGAAACGAATGGCGCGTTGGTCAACACCAAAATAGACTATGACGAAAACGGAGCGCCGCATGCCGCCCCAGATTACGAAACAATCATCACATCGTTACAAACACTTATTGCTGAGCCTTGGAGTATTGATACTTTAAACAGACGCGTCAACCACAACCTAAACACGCGACGCCGCGCCTTTGACCTAGGCTGGCAAACGATTTTGCGGTTGGTTTGACGGCACATGGAGGTGCCGATGAACGACATGCACATCGCGACAATGCAGCAAACGCTAGCATTTGCGAAACAACATTACAGCGATAAGCAGACCAACACGGGCGCAAGCTTGTTGGCGCACTGCACGACTGTCGCCCAGCAGGCAGAGACAATCGCGCAGAAGCTGTATCAGGACGTGCGCGCTGACTTCATGCCGGATGACACCAAGGACAGTATTGGCGCGATTATTCAGAGCGCTCTGCTGCACGATGTTTTGAATGTTAGCGCTTGCGCTTTCGAGAACATTGCTGAAATCGCTACGGTACAAGTGGCGGCAATGGTGGCTGACATTAGTCGCGACTTCCGGCTGGTCGAAACAAAGCGCGATATGGAATTCCGCGGTCGACTGAGTCAAAGCCCTGTTGGCGCGCAGATCGTCGTGGTAGCTGACGTTATTTGCACTGCGCGTGACATGCTTGTGCTGCTGCAAAAGCAGGGGCTGCCATTTGTACCAAAGGCGAAAAAAATCCTTACGCAGCTTGACGGCGATCTTTTAGCTGTCCACGCAGCAAGTCGGTTCTATGTCTTGCGCATGTACGTGCACGCTGCTAGAAACCTGTTGGTCGATGTAAGCCAGACAATTAAAGCTTGTAAAAGCAAAGCAAAGCTTGACAAAATCGTAGCGCAAAATACAAAGGCGCTTCGGGAACGTACAGCGGCTAAAAAGAAAGCTGCCGAGTCACCACCCAAAAAGAAAGGTGTGCGATATGCCCGGAAAAGACGTACTGAGTAAGATCGGCGAGGATTATATTGCTGCCACGCCAGATGCTACACCTGAGAAGGTTTCAGCGTTTTGTGCCTATGCGGCTAAGTGGCTGTTAGACCGCGGCGTTGTCGGGTTGGGCCATACTGACAACGGAATGGCGCTGCGTTTTGCTGACGGCGAAGAATTGATGTTGTTTTCTCGTAATGTGCCTGAACTGCTTCCGGCTGCCCGGGGCGTATACAGCATTACGGGCGAAGCCGGCGGCAAAATATCAAAACCTGTTCTTGGCGATGCGCCTGATTTTCAAATCACCGGCCGCTGATTACTGATATCTAAAACATTTGGAAAGGACTCCAGTGTTCGTTTGTTTCGAGGGAATTGACGGTGCCGGCAAAACTACACAGGCCCGCATGCTGGCGCAGCGGCTCAAAAAAGACGGCGTCGCGGCCGAGCTGGTTGCCGATCCGGGAACGACAAGGATTGGCACGGCGATCCGACAGATCTTGCTGAACAACGACGATCCGATTTCGCCTGCAGCACAGATGCTTTTATTTTCTGCTGCCCGGGCTGAGCTATCGGCGTATATCCAGCAGCGCGTCAGTGAAGACGTTGTAGTTATTTGTGACCGCTGGCTACTCTCAACGCTGGTCTATCAAGGTGAGATCAACAATATCTCACTGGAGCTGATCACGCACATTTTTCGGGAGACATCCTACGTCTGCCCAGAGATTTGTTTCTTGTTGGACTTAGCGCCAGAAGACGCCAAGGTGCGCATGGGCAATCCGCGCGACCGGTATGAGCGGCGCTGCCTAAAAGATAGAGAGCGCATGCGCGCAGCGTATCAGACGCACGCCAAGCTCCGGCCGCACGCAAACGCGGTACATCACATCGACGCCAACCGCGATGTTGACATAACGCATGACGAGATTTACTCACTGTTCTGTCGAATCAGCAAGGTTTACGGCGTCCCTGTTCGCGATACGAAACCAGAAAGGACTTAGCATGAAGACGCGGGTTCACCCGAAAATGGTCGGTACTGAGGCTAACCAGTACAACGAGCGCCACGATTTTATTTTCACCGCGAAAACGCTTGTGAAAGAAAAAGAGCGTGAATTTCTATTGACGCACGAAAGCCTGCGTCGCGACGTACTGGCCGAGCTTACAAGTGTGTGTAAGTCACTGCATAAGCTGGCGCAGAAATACGTGCCGAACACGCCAAACGCTTTTCATGATTTTTCGGCGTTTTTACAAGCCAGCAGGCGACTACGTAGCTTTGGCTTGCATGTGCCACTGGATTCGCGGGTCAAAGCCGCTGCAGAAACTACAGACAACTCGGCTATTACAAGCTCGTTCGAGTATCGTATACTGCGTAACAAGTTTATTGCAGCGCTCGCGACTATTGCCGACCTGACAACCAAACCGGCCCCTATGGGTGATCCGAACGAAAATGGTTATCAGCGGGGTGTTAGAGAAGGCTATCGTCGCGCCAGCGATATCGCCATTCTTTTTCTGGAAGATATCCAACACGGCGGGCAGTAATGTTAACAAAATGGGAGAGGAATAAAGACCAGTGGCTACCGTTGTCGCAAATACACCCGATCTAATAGAATTTAAGAACATTCTTACGGGCGCAGATCCGAAAGAATCGCCAACTGTTACGGTACAGGCCGGTAGCTGGGACGCTGGAGGTCACTCAGAATCAGGCGTCGTAATTGACGTTTACGGTAGTCAGGCGCCCCTACTAACACCGGCAGACGCTCGAAAACTGGCGAAGTGGTTAAACAAAGCGGCGGATGAGCTGGAAGGCCCGAAATCGAGTAAGAAACCCGGGCATAAGCAACGGCACTACGAAGAAGACGACGATAATAATTACTAGGGGCTGCGCAGACTATGGCCAACAAAAAGATATCTGAGCTGCCGGCAAAAACGACCCCAACCGGCGCCGACCTGCTTCCGATTGTTGACACGTCCACGGCGCCTTATACGTCCAAGACGGTTACTGCTTCCGCGCTGGCTCTGCTGTTTGACGCAGAGAAGATGGGCGCTACTGGTGTTGCCGGCCCCACAGGTCCGTCTGGCCCGGCGGGTGTTACCGGTCCTACTGGTCCGGCGCCGACTGTAACCGCCACAGCTGATCCAACCGTTGTTTTAGTTGGTGGTGTACCGGTGGCTGCTGCACGCGGCCAGACTGGCCCGCAGGGACCTACTGGGCCTGCTGGCGTCACAGGCGCTACTGGTGCCGGTTCGACTGGCGCCACAGGCATGTCGGGCGTAAAGGGGCAGACCGGCGTTACAGGCGCCACAGGTGTACCGGGTACTCCGGGCGTCTCCGGGCTCAGTGGTCCGGTTGGCGCTACAGGCCTCACTGGTGCTACCGGCCCGTCGGCGGCTGACAGCGTGTACGAGTTTAATGTTACCTATACCGGTTCGTCGCCAACGAGCATTACAAATCTTCCGGCCGGCTGGTCGTCTTCTATCGCTACGAACGATGTAACGATTACTCACACTGTGGGAAGACCAGTTAATGACGTCACATACTGGGGTTATACGTCTGGTACAGGACTATGGCACGCTCGATACCCCACGGCGGCCAACGAGCTGACGACAACGAACAGCACAAAGACAACGGCGTTCACTGTGCGTATTTCAAATACCGTAGTGGGTTGCGACGCGGGCGGCTCGGCCCGGATTGTATGTTTCTTCTAATTCACAAAAAGTCGCGCCATGGCGTTTCAACCGACAAAAATATTGCGGTTCAGTATGGCGCAAACAGCGCCATACGCTACGTGGCCGCAAGATGACGGGTGGCAGGGCTACCCGTATCAGTGGAGTACAACGCTTTTTATTGGCTCGCAGTCGCACGGTTCTCCGTCGACGCGTGTGCCGTATTATTACGACGGCCTTGACGTCAACGTTGGCGACTACATTGTCACGAGCGGGCAAGGACGAATTCTCAAGATTGTCGCTATCACGACCCAAGACTCGGGGTCTGTGCAATGCGTCGTTGAAGACGAGAACCGCGAAAACATTCTGCTCGATGAGACGACCAGTGGTGACGGCGGCATTCCAGACGGCGAAGGTTTGCTGTTTGAGGTAAAGAACGGCTGGCCGATTCTGCATCCGCTGCCGGACGCGTTAGCCGGAGCGCTGCCGCCGTATTTTTCGGCGGACATTATTGCGCGGTTCATGAATTCCCGCCTAGACAACGGCGGCGGGAATGTTACTGGCCCAGTCGGTCCAAGCGGGCCTTCTGGACCGCAGGGCGTTACGGGCGTAAGCGGCGCAACTGGGCCCAGTGGCTCTATCGGCGCTACCGGCCCAGCCGGCGCGACAGGTATTCAGGGCGCCACAGGCGTTGGTGTTTCTGGGCCCATTTACGCGACGGGTGTGCGTTTTACTTACCCCGGATTGAACTACACAAATGTCAACGAAGCGTTAAGTGATCTTATCGGTACAGCTATAAGCAACCCGACCAACCCAAATACGCCGCAGGTTCTGTTAACCAATGACGTGAATCAGGTTGAGGCCGGCACGGTTGTGTCCGCTATCACGTTTAACTGGACATTGTCGAAAGGTACGATTACCGCGCAGTCTTTGACAGATGTCGGAACGCTGACGTCTACGCTGCGCACGTATAGCCTGACCGGTTTAAATATCACTACGCAAAAATCGTATGTGCTCTCGTACAGCCTTACTTATCTTGGCTATAGCGGCACAATTAACGACTCGGCGGCAACAACTATCTCATTTGCTCGAAAACGTTATTGGGGCCTTTCTGACGCGACAACGCTTACAGATGCGGATATTATTGGGCTTACGTCTGAGTTCTCAGCCGTACGCACACAATCGCGCGTATTTAATCCAACAGCGCAATACATCTATTTTGCTTGGCCGTCTACGTTCGGCGACGCAATTTTTAAATTCAACGGCCTTACAAACTCTGCTTGGATTTTGACTTCGCGGGTGTTCGTAAACGCCTCCGGCGGCGCCACCACCTACAATATTTACCGCAGCCAGTATCAACAAAATGGCTCAAATATCGTTATTGAGGTGCTGTAATGACTATAATTCTGGGTACAAATATAGGCGCGCCAATTGTTCCCGGCGCAGAAGCGGACCAGTTCCCAACGCACATTGATAAATACGGCAGTGGTGGTTACAGAGCTGTAGCCAACAACGCAGAGCGTGACGCTATTCCAATGGATCGTCGCCGCGCGGGTATGGTAGTATTAGTTATTGAAACGCAGCAGTCGTGGGCGTTGTCGGCCAATTTAACTACGTGGCTTGAGCAAGTTATCGACGGCGGAAATTTTTGAATTTTGAGGTAACAAATGGCTAGCACATTACGTATTCGTCGGCGTATTACAGGCACCGCTGGTGCGCCCTCGTCGCTCAAAAATGCAGAGCTTGCGTATAACGAAATTGACAATATTTTATACTACGGGAAAGGCGATACCGGTGACGGTACAGCCAGTAGTATCATTCAAATTGGTGGTTCTGGTGCTTACGCCACCACCACATATGTCGACACAAATTTTGCAAAGCTTGGCGCCAGCAATTCTTTTGCGGCTGGCTTCACCAACACATTTGCCGGCACTCTCAACATTTCGGGCACGTTCCAGATTGGCGGAACGTCCGTCACCGCGGTAGCCGCCGAGTTGAATACGCTGGCTGGCGTAAACGCAGGCACAGCGGCAGCGGGCAAGGCGTTAATTCTCGACAGCTCGCGCAATATTGCGACGATCAATCAGCTGACGGTTACCAGCCTGCAAAACGCTACAAGCAGCCCGTCGTTTACCGTCAGCAGCGGTGGCGCGATTGTGGGCGCCAGCCTGACATCCGCGACCATCAATATTGGCAGCAGCGCGTTCACTGCAAGTAGCTCTTCTGCTTCGTTTACTACCTCGTTGCAGTCGGCGTCTTTTTCAACATCGGGTTCTGGCAATATCACCGCTGGCGGCGACCTGATCGCTACGGGTTACGCATATTCGTCGACGAACAAGCGCTTGGCGACAGAAGAGTACGTTAACTCTGTGCAGCAGGGCTTAGACGTCAAGCAATCTGTTCGCGCAGCCACCACGGCGAGCATTACGCTTAGCGGCACACAGACAGTTGACGGCGTTGTGCTCGCAATTGGCGATCGTGTTCTTGTAAAAGACCAAACGAACGGCGCGCAAAACGGTATCTACGTTGTCGCTGCCGGGTCGTGGTCGCGTGCTACAGACGCTGACAGCAGCGCTGAAGTTACAGCTGGCTTGTTTACATTTATTTCCGAAGGCACAAGAAACGGTGACCAAGGCTGGGTCTTAACGTCGAACGACACGATTACGCTCGGTACGACTAGTCTGACATTCACGCAGTTCACTGGCACCGGTCAGATCACAATTGACGCCGCTTCGGTCGCAAACGTCACAGACGGTCTTGAAAAAGATGGCAACCAGCTGCGACTTGACGTGCGCCTGAAGCGTATCGCCAATCTGACTGGCGTTACGGCTGACAAGCTTATTTATGTAAGCGGCACAGACACGTTTGCTACGACGTCGTTCACATCAACTGGTCGTACGCTTGTTGGCGGCGCAGACGCCTCTGCTATGCGCACTACGCTTGGTCTTGGCTCAATGGCTACGCAGGCAGCCAACAACGTCGCTATCACTGGTGGATCTATTTCTGGTGTAAGCCTAGATTTGGTGACGTTGGACGGGGGCACTTTTTAGATAACAAATGCCTACGATCATCAACAAACACAGCGAGACTGCGGGCGCTGTGCCAGCAACGACAGCGTTGTTGGTCGGCGAAATTGCTGTAAACACAGCAGACAACTTGTGGTTTACCAAAACTACAGGCGATGATGTCGTTTGTTTAAATTATTTGACAGTGATTGACGGCGGAGAGATAAGCGGCTTTGTTGAACTTGTCACCAGCTCCGGGCAGAATCTTGTCGACGCGAGCGGTAACATTATTGGCTTCTACTAAGGTGCTGTGTGACACAAATAGCTATCAATCAGTTGCAGGCCACAGGCGCTGTTGGTACGAGCGTTGTGCCGGTATCGACTGCTGACGGGTCGTCGACGAATAAAGTGACGCTGGCTGCAATTGCCGCGCTGGCTTCGACCGGCGGTTCTGGTGCTACTGGGCCTGCAGGCGTAACTGGAGCTACTGGCCCTGCTGGTTCTGGCGCGACGGGTGCTACTGGGCCTGCAGGCGTAACTGGAGCTACTGGCCCTGCCGGCGCCGTAGGCGCTACTGGCCCCGCAGGTACTGGCGGCGACGGTTCTGGTGTTATTGCCGCCGCCACGGTAGCGGGTTTCCCAGCGACAGGCGTTTCTGGTGTTCTGTATTTGGCGACCGACACCGCACGCATTTACGAGTGGCAGGGAGTTTACGCTGAGTGCGGCGGCTCCGGCGCCGATCCGTTCCTTCGATCCCTGTTCGTGCCACCGGCCCCAACGAGCGTGACTGCGACGGCCGGCAACGCGCAGGCGACCGTGTCGTGGGCGGCGCCGACCGTGCTGACGCAAACGCCGATCACTGAATACGTGGTGGAATACACGCCGGCAGGTGGCAGTGCGACTGTTGTAAGTACAGGCAGCACATCTACTAGCTACACACAGACCGGACTCACAAACAGCACGGCATACACTTTCAAGGTGGCTGGCGTGAACACTGTTGGTACTGGCAGCTACTCGACGCCGTCGAGTAGCGTGACCCCGATTAATGGAGATGCGTTCTACAACAACGTGGCGTTGCTCTTGCACGCGGACGGCACTGGCGGCACCTTTGTCGATTCGTCGCCATACTCGCGGACGATAACTGCGGAAGGAGGTGTAACGCAGTCAACATCGCAGAGCAAGTTCGGTGGAAAGAGCGCGTATTTCTCAAGTAGCGGGGACTACCTCTCGGTTGCAGATGCCGATTCTGTTGAGTTGTCAAACAGCGATTTCGTGCTTGAGTTTTTCATGCAGACGACAAACTCGACGCAGTACGCAACGCTGGTTAGCCGTTCGCCAAGTTCTTACGAGTCCGGTGCGTGGTCGTTGTTAATGAATTCGGCAGACTCGACGTCTGGCGACATTGCTCTGTATGCAGCTGACATAGCATCGCCAATCCTTCAGTCATCTGGCGTCAACCTACGTGACGGCTCGTGGCACTACGTTGCGGTTTCTCGCGCTGGCTCAAACTGGTCGCTTTATGTTGATGGTACCAGAGTCGGAACAGGTACGTCGTCGGCCACGGTCGTCAACATCAGCGGAGGAATCAGGATTGGTGACGACGAATACTACGGCCGCCAGTACACCGGATACATAGACGAATTCAGGCTCACCATCGGCCAGAATCGCGCGTACACAGGCACCATCATAACCGTCCCCACGGCGGCGTTTCCTGACTCTGGGCCAGCGGTCGTCTGAATGGACAACGAAACGATCACTGATACTTGATAATTCACAGGATCAACCATGGCACTTTCATTCCCCCCGTCCCCAACAATCGGTGAAACATATACGGCCAATGGCCGAACGTGGTCGTGGACTGGTGCGGCGTGGGAACTCGTTGGGGCGAATGCGGGTATAACTGGCGCTACCGGGGTAACTGGAGCTACTGGCCCTGCTGGTTCTGGCGCGACGGGTGCTACTGGCCCCGCGGGCACTGCGTGGGAAATACCCACGTTTTCAAGTTACAATTTTACGGCAGTTAACAAAAGGCAATACTATACTGCGCCTGACGATTCCACCGGAATGACGCCTTACGATATTGCCGATCCGGCGACGGGCGACTATTACTTTTTTTGGAACCCGGGTAATAACCCAAATGTTTTTCGTGTTGGCGGCGTGACTGTTCCGGCTGGCCGGTTAATCGCTCGTGTGTTTAGCTCCACCCTTGCTGGCGCACAATGGACAACGTACACGATAAGCAACGCGACAGGAACTAGCGGCGCAACTGGGCCCACCGGTGCAACTGGCCCCGCTGGATCTTCTGGTTCTGCCGGCGCTACAGGCGCCACTGGCCCGGGTGTAGCCAGCAACATTACTGGCATTACCGGCGCTAGCGCAATCACAAATATTGTGTCATTGTCGGCATCTGCGTACGCGGCAATTGGTTCGCCAAGTGCTACTACGCTGTACATAGTCACGGGGTAATGCTGTGTCTATTTATCTAGGCTCAGCGCAGCCGACCACCTATAAATTAGGCAGCACAGCCGTTAGCAAAGTTTATCTTGGCGCAACGCAAGTGTGGCCTGCTGTCAATGTCGCCACTGATCCATATTGGGATTACGTTACATTGCTGATGCTGGCCGACGGGTCTGGCGGCACTTTTGTTGATTCGTCGCCTTACGCTCGCACGCTTACGGCTACCGGCGCAACGCAATCAACCACAAACGGTCGCGCGTCGTGGGGCGGGTCATCTGCGTATTTCACTGGAACATCAAGCCGCATTGAACTTCCAAATAATATTTATACAAGTCTTTCATTCCCGGAAAATTATTCAACGGCAATTGTTGATTATGCCGTTGAAGCGTGGCTTTATATCCCCACGCTCAGCACATCAAGCGGCGGGGGCACTTTTTTTTCTAAGGCGCCGTCAACGCTGAATGCATATAGGTCTTTTGCGTTTTCAGCAAACAGCGCCGGCTTGCAATTATCTCGCTTCGGTGTTAGCAACGCCTCGTGGCAGACGCTTACATTTTCTGCAGCGCTTCCAACGAACACTTGGTTCCACGCTGCTTTTGCTAGAACTTCTGGTTCGCTACGTGCCTATGTAAACGGCAGTCAAGTTGGAAGCACTACCAGCGACAGCTTTAACTACAACTGGCTTTATAACTATGTCGGGGGCAACAATACGTACATCGGCAGCTATGGTTCGGCGAACAGCGGACTTGATTTCGCTGGATACATAGATGATTTACGTGTGACTCGCGGATCATCTCGGGGCTATACCAGTTCTACAATTCCGGTTCCGACTGCGGCTTTACCGACTGCCGGTACTATCACGGCAGCAAAACTAAATGTCACCGTTCCGGGTGCTCATCAGTTTGTTGGTCGCGGTACTACTGCGGCCCCGTATTACTCACCCGGCGCAGGTTTTGATGCTACCCTCAAGTTTACTGCAACGGCTGCTTGCACTGTTTCGTTCAGTGGCGATTTTTATGATGACAGCGGGGACGTTGGAACGTATCCGCAAACCGTCTACATAAAGAAAAGAACGTTCGCCACAAGCACAGACAGCACGGTATATAGCGTCGTCGGCGGCGGGGTCTTGAACAACCTGTCAATCTCAATGGCTGCTGGCGATTACATTTGGTTTGCTGGGACATCTGACGTGGACTACTGCGGCACAAGCTGGATGATCATCTCCGCCGCGTGATGTGGCGCAATCGTGTTATGTTTATTTCGTACTGCACGCAGATCAAAAACAGGCTGCCGCAATTCGAACAGGTATTTGCGCATAACCTCGCGCACGTTTTAGATAACCCCGACACAGAATGGGTTATCGTTGACTGCGATTCTTCAGACGGGCTAGACGCATTTATCGCAGACGAGTTTCCAGTATTTCCTGCTCACGTGCACTACTACCGCTCCCGACCGCAGGCGTACTCAATCCCTGTGGCAAAGAACTTTGCTGCGCGGCTTAGTTCTGGCGACTATTTGTTCAACCTAGACGCCGATAACTTCATTGGCGATACGTCTGCCCATATACGTCGCGTGGGCCGGTATGACGGTATTTGCTGCGACTTGTTTAAACGCGGTGTGTACGGCCGTATTGGTTGCGCCCGTAAAATCTTCGAGTTTGTCGGCGGCTACGACGAGTCATTTTTGCCGGCGGCCAAACACGATGTGGATCTGAGGGCGCGATGCGGGATTATTGGCTATAATTTTGTCAATGTTGTGCCCGATATTGGCGCTATTCTGAACGTAAAAGAAGACACGGTGCGAAACTTTGCGTCGGATCTTAGCTGGGAGCAAATGCACGCATTAAACACAGAGAAAATGCAGCAGAATTTAGCCCTGCGAAACTACTGTCCCAATCAGTGCATGACTTCCGGCGAATTCATCTATAATTTTGACAGCGTTGTTCGGCTAACAGAGGATTTCAAAAATGCTATTCGTTAATCCACAGCGGCTGCAAAATATCCCCGCCGCGGCGGGCGTCTCGTTTTTGACTGACGCGGCATCGCTTCTCGCCATGCCTGATATCAGCGTAACGCAGAACGAGGCTGCTATTAAACAGCTGACTGGCGCGAACAACTATACAAGTATTGCGCCGTATTATCACCCAGACCCGGCGACAGAAACTGGTTTTCCGTACATTCGTCGCGATGGCGTGCGCAACCCAGAAGCTGCGCAAACGTCCGACTCCAAGTACTTATACAACATGCTTTATGCTGTACAGAGTCTGGTGATTGCGTACAAAACAACCGGCGATGCTAGTCACGCTGCGCGCGCTGTTGAGCTGCTACGGTTTTTCTTTATTGCGCCAGCAACAAAAATGAATCCAGACTTGACGTACAGTCAGGTCGTATTTGGTGCAAGTCGCGCTGATCTAAAGATCCGTGGCGCCGTCATTGATTTCGACAGGTTTCCGCTCATTGTCGACTTTGTTGAGATCTTGAGTGCCACGCCAAGTTGGACGGCGGAAGATACGGCTGTCATGAAAGATTGGTTCACAGCGCTAGCTGATTGGTTTGTGACCTCACCGCGTGGAATTATTCAAGACGGTTACAGCCATAATATCAAAACGTCGTATGTCACTCAGCGTGTTGCTTACCTATGCGCAGCTGACAAGCGCGATGAAGCAATTGCATATTTGAATGCAAACGTGCCGGCGTTATTGGACGCGCAGATCGACACAGAGGGAAAGCAGGCGTTAGAGATGTCGCGTGTCACTAACCGGCGCTACTGCGAATTTAACCTGACACTACTGTGCCGGCTTGCGACTATGGCCGGAAACCTTGGCGTAGACTTGTGGAATCACGTAGGCGAAAACCGTATCGGCAGTATCAAAGCCGCTATGCTCTATATGGCGCAATTCACTATGCCCGGCGCTGTGTGGCCTTTTTCGGAAGAACATCTGAACACCGCCTCTTCCCGTGAGTGGTTGCGATATGGTGTAGCGATGTATGACGATACGGCGCTGGTTGACGCTTACGCGCGTGTCAAAATGTATGGCGTAATTTCGTTGCCTAACTACATCACAACGCCGCCCGGACCGTATATCGAAAGGGCGTAAGTCATGTCGATCAGAATAGTCCACAAAAAAAGTGAAGTATCTGGCGCAGTGCCGACGATTAACGATCTCGTCACAGGCGAGTTTGGCGTCAATGCTGCAGACGGCGACGTATTTTTGCGTGTTTTGATAGATCCCGCAGGCGGCGATGTTACGGGTAACCAACAGATCTTGTCTGTACGTCGTGCGCTGTATGCGGATGGCGGTGTAATTACAGGCCCTACCGGCCCTACCGGTGCAACAGGTGCTAGCGGCGCAACAGGCGCTAGCGGGGCTAGTGGAGCTAGTGGAGCTAGCGGGGCTAGTGGTGTTACCGGGCCTACCGGCCCTACCGGTGCAACA